TACCCGCGTTCCTCGTGATGGATGAACCACATCAATTTATGAGTTCCGCGAAGCATTGGCGCTCTATGGTAGTGGAGTCCCGCAAGTGGCGTCTTGGACTTGTGTGGCTGTTCCATTCCTGGGAGCAGATACCGAGAGACTTGGCTGAGATCATCAAGTCAGCGGGCCCGCACTATCACCTATACACATCGAGCAAGAAGACATACCGAGACCTAGCGGAGGAGATCACACCGTTCACCCTCGAAGAGGCGATGAAGACACCGAGGTATCATGCAATCAACGTTTTACGTTCCGGAGGCGTAACCATTGCGCCATTCATGTCCAGAATGACAAAACCGCCCTCGTAGATAAAGAGGCCCCCACAGTGATGTGAGGGTTTTCTTCTTTTATGAGTGAACACTGAAGCGTTCCCCTATAAAAAACGAAAATCACACGTTCCACGTAAATGCAGGCGTAGCATCAGGTTCAATCGTTATTTTGCTCACGGCCGCACGTAAAACACTTGACCGTTCTTCATCCGTCATATTGCCCCATTGTTGTCCAATTGCATCAAGTGTAGAGAGCACATGTTCGTCATGAGTGCCGACGATTAACCCCTCAACTTCATCGAGTCGAGTTAAAAGTGCTCGCTTTTCGTTTTCGAGTCCCGCGATCCTCGTTTGAACGGTGGATGCATTCCAGTCTCCGTTTTCATAAGCGTCATACCACCGCTTCAATTTGACATCCACGTCGCCTAATTGACGATTCAAGTCTTCGATGATTGTCTCGCTATCCAACTCAGATTCATTCGTAGTTGCGATCTCATCCCGAACATAAGTAGGGTCGAGCGCGAGTTCTTTCAAACGACTTACGACCAGCTCTTCGAGATATGCCTGTGGGTAGTAGGGGGTCTGACACTTTGCTCCGGACTTGTGTTTGGAGCTACAGATATAATACCCATATTCGTATGGTTTGCCGGAACGCTTATCGTGTTGCTGGATGTGCTTCATTGTGCAGCCGCAAACACCGCATAACAAAAGATTACTCAGCAGATAATTCCCATACGGCCGGCGACCTTTTTTTCGTCTGGAGATTTCACTCTGCGCGAGCTCCCATACTTCAACGTCAATAATCGCTTCGTGTTTTCCTTCTATCACCAATCCGTTTTGCATCAATTTACCCGCGTACAGCGGATTCGTTAGCATGTAGAACATCGTCTTATGCGACGAAAACAGACGATCCTTCGTTCGTGCATCCATCCATCGACCAATGGCCTGATATGACTTTCCTTTGATGACCTGGTTAAACATTTCCCGAACCAATTGCGCTTGATGGGGGATTACTATAAGTTCTTGGGCATCGACATTCCACTCGTATCCGTAGGGAATTGGACCGCCATACCATAAACCTTGTCGGGTGCGTTGCGCTTTACCGTTCCTCGACCGCTCGACAATGGTGTCTCTTTCAAGCTGCGCGAAAACAGCAAGAATGCCGATCATGGCCTTCCCGAGTGGGGTTGAGGTATCAAAGGGTTCGGTTGCGCTTTTGAACGCGACCTGATGCGTTTCAAACACATCCTCCAGTAAGTGCAGAACGTCCTTCTGTTTACGGCTGAGACGATCAAGCTTATAAACAACTACCGTATCTATTCGTTTATTTTTGACGTGACGTAGAAGCCGCTGTAACTGTGGACGTTCCATTTTAGTTCCGGTATATCCATCATCCACATAAAACTCATAGTCATTCCACCCTTGCGACTTCGCAAAGGCTTCCAGACGTTCCTTTTGGTCATCAATCGAGAATCCTTGTTGTGCTTGCTCATCTGTCGATACACGGCAATATAATGCCACCGTCATAATAAACACCTCTTATAAAAAGAAAAGCCCATAGCGGGGCTCTTTGTCAAAAGTAACTTATGACAAGTGAGTTCGGATCGCACGAACACTCACAATGCCTTTGTAACGATGTTGAGGACCGCCTTTCCAACAACACGTATGTCTTGCACTGGATATATCTGCGGTCCGTAATCCGCGTTCGCTGGACTCAACACAACCATTTCGCCATCAAAATGAATACGTTTGATGGTAGCTTTCTCGTTCTTGACACAAACGGCCACTATGTCTCCGTTATCAGCAGTTGATTGTTTGCGGATCAACACGAATGAACCGTCATTGATACCGGCTTCCTTCATGCTGTCTCCTTTGGCGCGGACGGCGAAGTAGTCATTTTTGTCAGCAATGCGATACATAATCGCGGCGACAGGGAGATACCCAAGGACCTCATCTTCTGTATATAGAGGATCCCCGCATGACACATCTGCAACAATTGGCACAAACACCATCTCCCCAGGGTCTAAAAGCTCTCCCATTAACCCCTCGATGTAACCGCTTCCGTTCTGTGTGGTGTATGTCGAATTGTCAGACTTTTTTATCGGCTTGTCAATAGGCATTTTGTCCTCGACCCCGATCAAAAGGTCTGTTGTCACGTCAAAGTACGCCGCGAATTTGCGGATAGTATCCATATCAGGATTCCGTATTCCGGTTTCATAGCCGGAGATCGTTGACTCCGCGAGACCAAAAAAAGCGCCGAATTCTTTCATGGTCATGCGCTTATCTTTTCTGAGTTGTCGCAATCGTGAACCAAACACGTTGCTCATAAGTAATTACACCATCCGTTTCGTATTTATACACGCATGATTATACCGTCTTATTCCCTTTGCAATCTGCAATATAAAGAAAATTTGCTCTAACTTTGCAACATGCATTGACAACTTTGCACCGTGCGGTGTAATATGAATTCAGGAACACCGCAATACGCAAAGAAATGAGGTGAACGAATGGACAGTCAGGCTCGTAAGGCCCGCAGCGCATTAGGCATCAGCATTGAAGAAGCAGCGCGAGAACTTAAGATTTCGGGCGGGTATCTGTCACAAATCGAACTCGGGCAACGGCATATCACGAAGCGTCGAGCCGATGAAATCGCACAGTTGTATAAAGTGCCTCGCGAACAAATTTTTTTACCCACTCGCTTTGCAATACGTGAAGTTGTGGATGCCAAATGAAGCACACACCGCTTAAACGCAAAAAGCGCTTAGCAGTACAGAGTACCTTGACAAGACGGCCGATGCAACGGAAATCAAAACCAAGTCGGCGCAATAAGAAAGTTACGACGTACACCCAAACACTTCGTGAAGATGTGTTCGCTCGTGACGGTGGATTGTGCCAGTTGTGTGGCGGTTGCGGCGAGCAAATTCATCACATCATCGGTAGGGGGAGATTTGATTCTCGGTGGTACACATTCTCTGACGTTCACGACCAAGTAAACCTGATGCTCATTTGTAACAGGTGTCACATGAAAATCCATAACGACAACTCCTTGATGGTTAGAGTGATTGAGCTTCAAGAAAAAAGGTTTGGACCATTAAGGAAGATTTTTGAGGATGGGGCGGATTCCATTGCGGAACAGATACGAAGTGCGCGGTGACAGTACGGTGATATTCATCCACCGAACCGGTTTACCAGACCTGGAGACGATAGTGGACACACGAAGTTTACCCAATCTGAATGAATTTCACGTTCGTTGGTTTTCGGCTCTACCGAGAGAAAAATGGAGTGCAAGGGTATACGTCAAGGCTACTACCCCAGGTAAGCACAACCGAACAAGCGTCTATTTACATCGCTTCATTATGGGTGCCGAATCAGGCATGGAAGTAGACCACATCAATCACAACACCCTGGACAACAGGAAAGAAAATTTACGAATTGTGACTCATTCGCAAAACCTCCAAAACCCAAGTGGTGCATGCATTAACAGCAAGAGCGGGGTTCGCGGCATTTCATGGAGGCCGGACATGAAGAAATGGGAAGTTCAACTCCAAGCAGACAAGCGAAGTTACGGCCTTGGTTGGTACGAAGAATTAGGAACGGCGGAACATGTGGTTTGTGAAGCGCGGAGATATTTCATGCCATATAGCGAGGAATTCAGAACCATGGGGGCGTCGGAATTTTTAGGGGTACTTGATGACAAACAATTTGTTGAGTCACTCATCCAAACATACGGTGGTCGAAAAAGGCAATTCGCTTGGTCATACAAATGGCCGTCGTGTATCGAATGTGGCGAAACGAAGCACAAGCATCACGGAAACGGAATGTGCTCTTGCTGCTATGGAAGGTGGCTTAAAGAACAGCGGTTCGGGCCATTGAGACAAACGGTATACGCATAGGTGTTATGGAGGGGGTGAACAGCGTGGAGTACATCAAACTGCGTCCTGATAGCGCCAAGTTGATTGCAAAGATTTGTGTGGCCGCAGCACTTCGGGCCGAGAAGAAAAAGCGTGAAGCTACCGCGCATCAACCGACAGCTTAACATCCACCTGGTCGTAGTCTTTGCGAAGTTCGAGCGCGAGGTCAGTCATCACTTCTTGTAGCAGGTCGAGGGCGTTCTGGGCACGG